ATTGTTTTCTCTAGTAAAGCGATCATAGACTTGCCCAGTAGTTAAGTTAATAAACTCTCCATTGAGGTAAGCTTGCAACATTGATGGGTCATAGTTGCTTTGCATACGTTCAATGAAGTCACTAGGCAAATGTGGATTATCCTGAGTCCTCATCTTTATAAGCTGCCTATCGGTTCGCTCCTTTGCTTCATCTGTACCAAAAGTGTTGTATAGCCATCTGAATCCCTCTGGTGTACTGGCCGCACAAAACTGGCGAACATTACCAGCCCTTAACCTACCTAATATCTTTGGGAAAGCTTTGTCCGCAATAGTTGGACTTACAACATCTATTTCATCTACCAAAACATGAGAAAGATTAAGTCCTATTATTCTTGACCAATTTTCAAAGGATCTGCATAATAGTTTGCTGTCACCTTCTTTGAAGTGCAAAGTATATTCTGGAAGTGGACTGGCTCTGAAAGTGTATGGGATCTCATACTGCTCAAGAAATAACTCAAAGTCTGTTTGCCATATGTCTCTAATTAATGGGGCAGTTGGTTCCATAACAGCACCAATAAATCCAATATTCATAGCAGCTAACTTAACTGCCATACTACACAAAGCTCTTGTTTTCCCTGCTCCATACCCTGCACTAAGTCCTACTATTTCATTCTGGTTATCAAAGAACTGTTGCTGCGGTGGGTGTAAGTCAGCCCTGATCCTATCTAATAACTGATCAGTATCAATATCAACGTAGTGACTGCCTATGTGATCTAAGACTGATCCTTCTCTGTTCAGTATGCTCAAGACATCACCTGACCTACTTTAGCCATTGAGTTTATACAACCCAAAGCCACAGTTAATTGACCTGATTTTCTAGCCTCTTTAGCTAGTGATGCGTATTGAGCTAAAACTTCCGCAGTAAATTGTCTCCTATCAATATCAAAATCTTGCTTGAGAATCTCCCTTGCATCTGAAATATAGCTATCTACAGTCCTTTGTGTAACACCCCACTCAGTTGTAGCAAATTGCAGTATATCTGATCTAACAGTACCAACAGACATAAGCCTAGCCACTTTGTTCACTCTGAACTCATGCTCATTCTTGCTAGTTCTGCCGTTGGCCACTATAAATTTATGGTTTTTAATATTCTAAATGTAGCGTCAATCGTTAGTTTTTGTCGATTTTCGTTGTTCTTCCCAACTTCCTATGAGGTATAAGAGATCAATCACACGCTTTCTTGCAGCCAAAATGCGATCATTGTTGAAGCTGTCAAAGTCTTTGTTTTTCATCAGAAAGGCAATGTTGATTGACTGAAAGATTCTTGTTTTTTAGGTAAACACCAAAGATGTTCCCTCTTTCCATAGTTACCCATTACAAAGTCTTTTGTTTTTTCTAGTTTGCCATCATCAGATAGGTTTGTCATAGCTCTTCTGATTGATGTTATAGGGCAGTTAAGACCTGAAATAGAAAGAACCATTGATGGACTTAATGGTGTTTCGTACTGCTTGAAACAGTTTATGATCTTTTGTTCTTGTGTTTTAGCTTTTGAATGTGACCTAGCTAATTCATCAGGATTTTCTTGTATGGTGTTATAAAAAGTCATTGTACAGATTGATTTAAGTAAACTTCTAACATTTTTGAAATTTTATAAAGCTTGTTTTTGATTATTCTTACATTTTTGTTTCTTTTTTTTACCCATGTAAGAAAATATCTTTTTTTTTCAGAATCAACAGTTGTTGCATAACTATGGTTTGTATCACCATAAGCATGATCAAAACCTATCCATAATTCTTTATAATTATGTTTTTGTTTTTTTAGTTCAATTTGCTTTTCTAATTCATTTTCTAAAATTTTTATTTGTTTTTTTATTAAATTTAAAGAAATTAACAATGGGTCAATGTTATTTCTTCTTAAATCAATACCAGCAATTGAGCTATAAAATTCTTTTGAAGGAACTTCAATTTTTGATAAATCTGTTGCAGTTTTTTCTTTCATTAGTTAAAGTTAGTTTGAAAGTTAAGGGAGGGCAATAAAGCCCTCTTTTTTTATTTAAAACTTTTCTTTTTGTTTTTCCAGCAATTCTCTTTGCTGTAAATTTTGTTCTAACTTCTTTTTGTATAACTCTTCTTTTGTTTGCCACGTTGGTTTTTCGAGATTTGCTGAAACACATATTTGATCAACAATGCGTTCATTAATTCTATGTGTAAGTTTTTTCATAACATTATTATTTTTAAATTCTTGATCGTGAATGATGTGCATATTTTGTCCTAAATCTTGAGCAATACTTTGTAAAACAAATGGTTGATTTTCATAAATATCTGTCAAAATATTTTTATAAATATCGTTTTGCCTATATGTTTTGTACCAACCTGTTCTTGCCCTATTAAAATAATCTTTTTTACAATGTTGACTATGTTGTGGGATATATTGCATTGTTAGATTTGCAAATAAATCAGGCCATTGTGCTTTTTTTATATTAAAACGATTATCTAAAATTTGTTCAGCATCATCAGTTGAAATTCCAGCTGAAGTTAAATTAAAAGAAGTAAGTTCCATTCTTGATTGTTTTCTACACTGCGCCCCATTAGATAAAACCATAGCCATTTCAAATTCAAAATTGTTAGCAACAATTGTCTTATCTATCCAAATACGTTGTTTCATAATATCGTTCCACTCAACACCAGAAGCAACACAAAGCATTTGTAGTGCGTAGTTTCTATGTCTACCACTACCATTTACAGGTCTTTCAGATTGTCCAAGTGTGCTTTTAAATAAAATAATTCTTGGTGGTATAACAAGTTTGTTAACTATATCAATATCAGGAATTTTTTTGTGTTTTAAGAAACCATAACTACCAAAAAATAATTTTTCAATTGCTTTAAGATCTATTTGCTGTTCACCAACATCATTTATTTTAATTTCAGAAAGTTCTTCTAAAGTCATTGAAGGGTGACTATCAGCATCAAAAGGCTCACATTGAACAATTTTTTTAAAAACCTCAGAGCTATTTTTACAAGCATCAAAGATGCGTGATTTTTGAAGTGGTCTTATTTCTTTTTTTATTTGTTCTAAAAGTTTACAAAGATCTTCATTGTTACGAAAATCGTAAAAGTTTGAATTAGTCATGATTGGTTGAAAGTTAAGAGAGAGTTAGAGCTAAGTTTGCTCCAATGATATTATTATATAAAATTTACAAAAAAAAGCAAGTAAAGCTTTATAACGACTTAAATTAAAGTGATTTCATTTTAAAGTTTACAAGTTGATCTTTGACCTTTTGAACTTCTGGTGGTAATGAAGCTTTTTGGTTTTTTATGTTATTTGCTATTACTTGATTCATCAACTTTGTAGTTTTAATCCAGTTTTCTTTTCTAATGTTATGGATTTCTCGTACAATATCAATATCAAGATTTACACCAATATTATTTCTGATAGTTCCATCAAGTTCTCTGTAACCTTTACAGATTAATTGATTGTCCTCGTCATATTTTGCGTTAGCTGCTGCACAGTAGCAAATAAGAGCTAAATCCTGTCCACCACAGCGTTTTCCTGAGTCATCTATATCATAATCAGGCAAGTGTTGGTTGATTAGTCCATCAGAATTATGGATTATTCCAGAATCGTTACAAGCATGACATTCGTAGTAGGGTGCTTTAAATGTAACTTCCCGATCAATAGGTGATCGTTTATAAGTTTTCATGGGGTGTTAAAAAGGGGTGTTTTTAGGTTTTTTAAATGTAACTGCTTTATTTGTAGCTGTCAATAAATATTGTTCATATTGACCTTTGCTGATCCAGCGGTGGGCATCTGGAAACAGTGGACTGAACTTATCCTGTTTTAATTGCTTTGTTCTGGCTCTTATATCGGCCTCAAGGCAGTCTTTTAGTTTGTCTCTTGTCTTTGCATCTAACTTCATAAATTCATTGTATGCTGGCTTTTTTGACAAAGATATAGTTCTCATATTTTTTGGTATTTCCAGATAGGTTTTCCAAAAAGGTTCAAAGCTTTTATTTTTATAGTTATTTGTTTTAGTTATATTGTTTTTCTTAGGGTGACTCTGTGACATAGGGGCTATGACTTTCTGACATACCCCCTGTGACTCTCTGTCATAACCCTGTGACTCTATGACACCCCTATTTGTTACTGATGGGCCTATCACAGGTGTTGGTTTGAAATGTTGCCAGACGGCCACTCTATAACAGTTTGTCCTTTGATTATTCTCATCAATCCTGATCTGTTTTTGCAACAGGCCAAGTTTTACTAATTGATCTACAGTTCTGATTACTGTGCGAGGAGACATCATTGCATCTTTGGCAATGGTCTGATAACTAGGCCAAATGTTTGGATAATATGACTGCAACACCCAAATTACTGACAGTTGGTTTGGTGTGACTTTCCCTTTCAAGGCTGTCGGCAAAGCTATGAATGGGGTATTCTCTGGAATAAAACTCATTTTTATGGAATATATAATTCACGTTAAAGGCATGGAATCTGCTCCACAGGGAAGCAAAAAACACGTTGGCAATGGAATAATGGTCGAGACAAGTAAACGTCTAAAATCATGGCGAAATCAGGTGAATCTTAGGGCAAAGTTGATAGTGGACGATATAATCAAAGAACCAGTTGAAATAGAGGTGGTGTTCTGGTTCAAACGCCCGAAGCTTC